CTCCTCGGCGCGTCGCGCGCCCAACCAACCAACAAGACAATTCTACCAGCTCCACAGCGCGTGTCAAGGCCTCGGCTCGTTTTTCTCAAAGTTTTTTTCGTGTAATTTTTACATGACAAAGTGTCCGCGAAAGCGGACACTTTGTCATGCAGAGTGTCCCCTCAAGGGGACACTCTACGTCCCCGCGGGTCCCATAGGACCCGCGGGGAGCCGAAGGGATCAACGCGCTTGTTTTTCAAAAAAGACAAATAGGGTCCCATATCTGACTGTTCCAGTCCACACACTACATTAGATAAATACAACGGGACAACCCCAGACCTAGCTGTTCAGCCGGTGAACACCTACCGCTAAGTGCTTGAAAACCAAGGGTTTACGAAAATACTTGACAGCAAACGTATGGAGATGCTACAATTCCTACGGGCGAGAAATACCTATACAGTCGAAGAAAAAAGATAAAGACATGCGTATCACAGAGGCCGAGGCACGCGCGCGTCTTACTTCCAAAGATAACCTCTTGGCTCGCTTGGGAATCTCCACCTCCGATCCCAGCCAACCAACACCCAACGAGCCGGAAGTCTCTAAGGTAAAGTATCCCGTAGAGACATACACAGAGCCTACGATCTCTTCCGAAGGAGACCCTGAGAGGCTCGCTGTTCTTGCAGAACGACGAGCGCTCACTGATCCAGGTTCTCGCGGAGGTCGTTACCCAGAACAGAAGAACGTTCCTCCTATCTTTCGTAGTCTAATAGGCTCAGCCGCGCGGCTCGGCACTACTCGTGGTGCTGCTAAAGCATTTGGTGTTTCTCACCAGTTAGCTCATAATTACAAGCATGGTAAGATCGCCGCGACTGATGAGCCTGATCCTGACCTGCTTAGCAAGATTGAGCGCGACACTCTAGCGATCAGAAACCAAGTCTTAGGCGTTCTGGCCTTTACGGTTGCTGGGATAACTCCTGAATCAATCGAGAACAAAGATCCGAAGGAACTGTCGATCATTGCGCGCAACTTGTCATCGATCATGACAAGCACTAAGCCTCCAGCGGATTTTGGAGATAAGACTACAAACGCGCAAGTGATCGTCTTCTCTCCTGAACAAGGGGGTGAAGAGGACTACGGACGTGTAGATATCGGTTAAGGATACTCTAAGGTAAAGTATCCCGAAGTATCCTACTATGAATTAGATGGAGACTTCAATGCAAGGCTACGTGAGAAAACTCTTCCAAGAAAAGGGATTTGCTTTTATCGAAGGCGAGGACCAGCGAGACTATTTCCTCCACTGGTCGAAAGTAAGCCGAGCTTCAGTCCCTTTCAGAAATATGGTAGAAGGCGATAAGGTCATATTCGACTCGGAAGAGGGCAGTCAAGGCCCAAAGGCGCTAAACGTGTTAGTCAACCGAAAGCAGGAGCAATGCCTGAGCTAACGCAAGCTGGAGACTCCAATGAGGACCTCGGCTTCCCTTCCAATCAACAGGAACAAAAGCCAGCCGACCCACGGCCGAAAGGCCCGCGACTGACGAGACTCAAGGTCAATCTTTCAACGCCGCTGAATGTCAAGACGAAAGCCGGTGAAGTCCAGGCAGGCCCTGGTGACGTCGTAGGTCATTTCGGTAAGCACGATGTGATGATGTCGAAGGACCTCTACATCGTTCTTCTGGGACAGGACAAATACGACGAGCTGGTCAAGAAAGAGATGCTGAAAATCCGGGTCGCAAAGCGTCTCGACGACGGTCTCTCACCTTTCACCGAAGAAGAGATGGGCAAGCAAAGGGAAGAGATCAACAGGGTGATGGAAGAGTCGGCGAAGAATACTCCGAAGGAAGTCGACCCGAACGACATCAATCAGCGTATCCAGATCGTTGACTCCGGAGAAGGACCGCCTACGGCGAAGCCTGACGAGTATGCCACCATCGTTCCTGGTCCGATGCTCCCAATTCCTGAGGATACGGAAGACGTGACCGAACCACCTGACGTCACCGCAGCAACCGGAGCGACCGCTGGCTCGCCTGGCACGTTCACTCCTTCGGGTTCTACGACACCAGCCAATCTTGCCTCAATGCAGGCTGTCACTGCTACGCCAACGGAACTCTGGGGTCCAGACCAATACGTTACGCTCGGTGACGCTTCGGACGCATACTGGTCCGGAGGAGCTTGGATTCAAGGGCGCGCGCCTTTGGCGGGAACTGACTCGATGTCAGCCCGACAGGAAAAGGAAAGAACTGGTCAGGTTTCTGGTGGTCAGCTTCCTCAAGTCGGCAGTCCCAAGGCTGACTTCCAAGGTCAAGCCAACGAGCCGAGGGACGCTGAGCAGAAGCCCGAGAACATCGACACGGGGCGCCCGCCAGCGGAGTTCCCGTTCAATCTTCCTCCGAACACGGGTTACGGACGCTAAGGTAAGGTAAAGTCAAATGAAGACGACGAGCCGAAGTATCTGTGCTGTAGTTCTTCTGCTCGTCGTCACAGCTTGTGATATAAACATCACCGGTCCGACGATCGACAACACCAATACGAACACCAATACTATCGAGATACATGACATTGGTGCTTTCACTCCTAGTCCCACTCCGAGCGCGCCAGTCGCTACTCCTACGGGAGGCAGTGAAGTTCCTGTCAACATCCCTGCAAACGCGCGCCAGATTGCCGAAGCTGTCCCTCAATCCTACATTACCAAGTCTTGTGAAGACACTTACGGTGCTAGTTCTTGGACTTATCTTGATTCTGTTATACTCGCTCTAAGGAAGTCTGATACGCGATGGGGATACCTCATCAAATCCTCTGGATCGATTTCTCACGATGTCATCGCCTATCGAGCAACGTCCGATAATATCGGTGCTTGGGCTGTAGATATCATTATTGATTATTGTGGTAACTCGAAGTTCGGCTGGAATGTCGTAGGGTTCGACGCAGCCGCACAATGGACAGCAACTCGATTCTAAGAGGGAAACATGAAGAAACTCGCCGCGTTTTTGTTCGCCGTCACGATTGCTCCAACCGCATACGCTGTCCCGATTACAGGTTCAGTGACGCTCTCCCAGAGTGCGCTTGTTTGTCCAGGCGCTGATTGCGTTCTCCCGGTCCTTGGAAATGGGACTGTGACGACTCTCGACCAAGCTGTCGCGCTTGATTTCACCAATACAGGTGCTCCGACGCCGAACGTCGCTGGTCCAATGAGCATCGACGGCGGCACTGGCGTTTTTGCTGGCATCGTCGGCAGCGGGACGATCAAGGACTTCTGCTTCGTAGCAGGATCTTGTGGGATCTACCCGACGGCTCCGATCGCCTCCTGGCAGACCTCTGCAACGGGCGCGACTTTTGACATGCTGACTGTCACTAGTCCTTTCAGGAACAGTTCTGGTCTGCTCGTCGTTGGCACCGGATTGTTCCACATTGCAGGTTTTGACGACACTCCAGGAACCTATTCGCTAGCCGTCACGAACGCCGGCACGGCATTCAGCTTCTCAGCGACGGACACGGCGACAGCGACCGCCGTTCCCGAGCCAGCTACGCTGCTACTTTTCGGGTCGGGTCTAGTAGCAGCCGCTCGTCGCTTCCGAACCCGACACTAAGGAGACACAGATGGCACAGGGTAAAGTGGTTCAGTTCGTCGGCGTGATGTATGAGGTCGATGACGCGCAGGCCTCTCAGCTTCCAGCTCCCCCGGAACCGACGCAGCTTCCGGCTCCTCCGCGGGAGTTCACGCCGGTCAAGACGGCTCTCGGCTGGTTCCTCGCGCCGAAGGTCGACAACACGCTGCCAAGCGGTGGAGCGCATCCATCGCAGGGTCTCCCGGGACAGCAGCCGCAGCCCAAGCGGTAGGAGAGGAGAGGTCATCATGCCAGCAGTAAGCGGAAAACAATACCGTTTTATGCAAGCTGCGTCGCATGGTGGCCTCTCTGGTCCTCAGAAAATCGAGCCAGCGGTAGCCAAAGAGTTCGTCAAGAAGACGCCACCGAAGAAACGACGGATGTGGAGTAAAGACTGATGGCAATCACATACTCGATTCCGATCGGCGCTCCGACCATTCTGGCACAAAACGTCGAATATGCGCTCCCGAACAGAGCTTGCCTCTTGATCGGAAGCGCGGCTGTTGAAGTTGCTCAGTCTTTGGGCGGAACTTACGCCGCGCACACGTCAGGCCAATACGCGCTCGGTAATTTCGTGCGCTCCGCGCTCGCGAACACGACAGTCACGTGCAAAAGGCTCTAAAATTCCTTAGATCTCCCAACTTTCACCTCTATATGACGGTGATTTGGGCGCTTCTTTTGATTCCTACAATTCTTTGGTGGAAGGAAAGCATTTTTTGGGTGGCTACGATGAGCCTCTACGCTAACGTAGTTGGACATTGGTCAAGCTACCAAGCTGCACGAGCTGAAAAAGCTAAATAATGCCGTTTCAGACCGTAGATGGCGCTAAAGTCTGGGAGCCGAGTAAGCGGCAGACGGACTTTATACGGATTCCAGATACCATTTTCGAGAGTCTTTATGGTGGCGCGGCCGGGGGAGGCAAGTCAGAACTCCTTTTGATGCTGCCCATTGCTCGGGGGTGGTATCAAAATGCTTCTTTCAAGGGAGTTATATTTCGTAGGACTTTCCCCGAACTTGAAGAGTCACTCATTCCACGTTCACGAGAAATTTACCCCTTTTTCGGCGCCACCTATAACGATACGAAGCATCGTTGGACATTTCCTTCAGGATGTTGGATACAGTTTTCTTACATGCTGCGAAGTGAGGACGCACGTTCTCACGATACCGCGGAATACAACTACATCGCATTCGATGAATTAACTGCTTTCGAAGAATTTCAGTATGTTTACCTGACTTCTCGATGCAGAACTTCTGACCCAAGCCTCCCAGCGATTGTCCGGGGCGCCACGAACCCGGGTAATGTCGGTCATGCTTGGGTCAGAAAACGGTTTGTAGAGCCTGCAAAGCAGGGATATACAAAGATATACGACAGAGCCGCAAAAAGCTACCGAATATTCATACCCGCTAAGTTGACGGACAACCCGTTCTTGATGAACGCGGACCCCAACTATATAAATCGACTTCAACTTCTTCCTACAGCAGAGAAAAAAGCAAAGCTCGAAGGTGACTGGTGGACGTTCACTGGTCAGGTTTTTGACGAATGGCGTCATGAACACTTCGAGGGAGAGCCGAAAAATGCTCTCCATCTTATCGATCCTTTTCCACTTCCAGCTTTCTGGCCTCGGATTGCAGCAATTGACTGGGGCCATTCTGCTATGACTTGGATGGGATGGGCTGCGATAGCTCCAAATAATCAGGTTTTTCTCTACCGTCAGTATGGACAGAAGAACAGGAAGATCGTAGAGTGGGCATCGGACTTTGTCCGGTTGTCTCAAGGAGAGATAATCGATTCAGTAGTTATTGATCCCTCGGCCAAGCAGAAACAAGGCGATCAGAGGTCGATTCTACAGCAATTCGTTGAAGTCCTGAACCCGACAGAGCAGGACGCAAGGTTCAGAATCAGTCTTGCTGACAACGATCGTATCAGCGGCAAGATGGTGATGCATGAATACTTACGCTGGAAGCCGAAACCAGCGAGGATCATTCCTAAGGAAGGATTTGATATCGAGCTGGGAGCTAGGATCTTCCGAATTCATGGTGAAAAGGCGTTCAAAGAGTATTCTTCGATGTTTGAGCCGGAAAGACCGGAGCAAAACATCCCGAAATTACAGGTTTTCAAGGACTCAAGGCTCTACGTCGCGCAAGATTTATCAGCTTTTGAGGACGTTATTCCACTTTGTGTCTACGATGACGTAAAAACGGAAGACGTCATGGAATTTCCAGGTGATGACCCTTATGATGGGGGTCGCTACCTGATAAAAGAGGTTCATCGCTGGGTAGAGCAATCAGTCGCCGTCTCGGCGGACCGAGAACGGTTGAATCAAGTATTAGAATACCTCCAAACCTCTGGAGATATGACTGGTTTCTACCGCAGGATGGAGAAATTAGACCGAATTAAGGCAACGGAACAGAGACCAGTCAAGATCTTCCATAAAGGCTTAAGAAGACGACGATTTCCTTATGTGGCTCACTGACCTTTTTCGACCTTCTCTCGTAGTAAGGCAACCAAAGGTCTGTCTCGGCTGTGCGGCACGAATCGCGCACATCGAGGACCTTCAGGCACTCTTGAAGTCGGAGCGAGAAGGCAATTCTGCTCTACAGACGTTACTTTTCACGAGAGGTGGTCTGATAGCTCCACCGCAACCCGAGGTGGTCGCAGAGCAGAAACCTTTACGGAACATTCTGACGACTGCTCAACTTAGAAAGATGGCTGAGGATAAGGAAGCGAAGGACAATCCAGAGGCTAAGAAGCAATACTGGGCGCGCGTGCAGGACGAATACGACAAAGCCGGAAAGCTCCCTGAGGGGGTCTAATGGGCGGCGAGTCTAGAGAAGGCTGGATTCCCTGGATCGGCAGGCAATACAATGACTTAAAGTCAATGTTGCCTACTTCTCTGCCTCGCGCTATATACGATCCTACTCCTCCGCCACCTCCTCCGGCATTCCCCTCTGGTCCTCCACTTACATGGAGTCAAGCTGGACAGAACCTAAAAAAGGCTGGTTCTGACCTACTCGGTGGCGCACAGAAACTCTACGGAGATTTCCAGGAAGCTGCAAAAGATCCTGTTCGTAGCAATCTGAGGTCTGCGCGCGACTTCTATTCAGGTCTTTTAACTCCCGAAGTTAGAGACAGGGGCGAGAAGATTTTAGGCACGGTCGGAGCACTAACGACCTCTCCAATGTCTGCAGGGGTCAGAACTGCCTGGGATGTTACAAGTCCACTAAACACTGGTTCCGAAAGGAAGCCTGCGTCAGATATTGCCTGGGAGATGGGTAAGGCTGTTAAAAGCGGCCTGATGGACCCAACGGCAGAACAGCCGGAGCTTGCGCGTGAGCTTGGTAAACGAGTGGGTCCTACAGCTCTAAACGAGATGTATCAGAGGAACCCAGCTTTTTACTATGGCGCGAAGTTTGCTCTAAATAACGCAGATCTAAGTAATTTCATTCCAGAAAAGGCTGCTGCGACTGCTGTAGGTGGTCTCGCGCACGCTGGTATAGGGGCTGCAAAACTCCTTGGAATGACTGGCGATGTTGCTAAGGAAGCTGCAATTCCGATGTGGCTCGCCAAGCAACAGAAGAATATTAAGAGATTCGCGCACGGAGACTATAGTAAAACTGCTATCGATGCGATGGTCGAGCATGGCTTCCAGCCAACTAGTGGAGCTGATGTTCTCCAGCGTTACGCTCATGGCGGTATGGTCTCTCCAGAGCAGGCTCAAGTTGCGCGTCAGCTTGGTAAGCTACCTTCAAGTCCAGTAGCATCTCGATTTGGCTCTTACGAGATGCCTGTTGATTTTCCTGATAACATGCTGGCTCTGAACCTCTTAGAGCCAGTGCCTAAGGAAGATGTCCAGGTTATTGTCGATAAGCTGCATCCACAACATGATGCAGACAAGATCAAGCGTATCTGGAGAGCTTGGCAGGACCAGTCACAATACGTTGTAGACCCCGCAGACCAGATTTCTGGTAAGGTCCCATTTGTTTCAGTTAAGAATGATCCAGTAGCGGAGCGCGCCGTAAAGAATCTGGCGAGCGAACTAGCTCGGGGCAATGTGCATGGAATAAGGGGATTGGGAGGAGAAAGCCCTCTTAATCATCCTGACATGCCTACGATAGCAAATTCTCCCTGGGGCGCGACTTTCTATCGAGACACTGCTGCAATCGGAAGTCCAGAATCTATCGCTTTCGATCCCAACGCAGCTATGGTCACAGACCGAGCTGAGACCAAGCCCTGGAAGCCTCTTGGCGTAGCTCCTGGATATACCTTCCCCCGAGATTTACCCTCGCCAACACCAATGCCAGCGAGGGCTGGCGCAGTCCCAGGACCTGTTGCGAATCCTAGGGTTGCTATCCAGGCTGCGGCTACTCCGAAGCCTACTGGAGGACTTTGGGCTCCTGCTCCGATTGCTGATAAAGAATCGGAAATGATAACACACGTTAATGATATTAAAGGAATTTTCGATCAGATTGGTGATACTCCAGACCCAAATAGTCCGCTTGGTAAGTTCCTCGCCGAGGACCCTAGCGAGCAGGCTAAGTTAGATCCGAAGACCCTACACAAGCTAGCAAGTGACTATCTACATAGTCAGGGCTCTTACGATGCTGCTAACGACGTTGATGAGCTTTGGGACTTCAAGGTTCAGGCCAATAATGCGGCTGCTGATAGAGCAGAGGACTTTCATTGGGATGTTATAAACAATCCAGGATTGAGTCCTCAAGCCAAAGCTGCTGCATGGCACGCGCTCAAGCCTGATGTGCAGATGGCTTATAAGAGCAAGTGGAGTGAGCACTACGCTAAGAATCTGAAGGTTGAGACTCCTCCAGCTACAGGTGTCCTTGAGGCTCCTGAGCCTGCATTGAAGCTGGCAAAGCACGAGTCGGAAGCACAAGACTTCAATAATAATTTCTGGTTGAGTCCTACTGTCAGCTATGAAGAAGCAGCTAAGGAATTTGTAAATCTCAGCCCTGCGGCAAAAAAGGCGTTTGGAGAACAGTTCCCAGATTCTCATAAAGCTGTTCTAAATAGCTCAGCTTATAAAGAGGCTCTAAAGGCAAAAGGTGCGCTCGACCCTGTAGCAGAGGCTAATGAGTTCTCTAGTGGTGTCTGGTTAGACATGGATGCTACGCATCAAGACCAAGTCGACGCATACCATGCGATGAGCGCTGGTGCTAAGGCACACTTCAAAAAGTATCATCCTGCGTCTGCTAGCCATCTTGAGTCAGGCACGCCGACTGGTGGAGTTGCGGCACCGGGAGGCTACGCCTGGGGTAATATCGGTCCAAAGGGTAAGGAATACGTTAAGACCAATTTCCCATTCTTACATGCTGAGATAGAGGCAGGCACCCTTACGAGTCCTCAGCAAATCTGGGGTGCGCTGTCGAAATTTGAGCAAGACAAGATTGCTAAGGAGATGCCTAATCTCCACGCAAAATTGTCTGGTGCGCCTCTGCCCGGAGCAGTTGCAGCTCCGTCGCCAGCTATCGAGAAAGCTGCGGGCGACCTGGCAGATACCTTCCATCAGAACTTTGTAGTCGGTAGCACTCAAACTAATAAGGAACTTGCTGAGAACTTTGCTAAGCTCGCGCCTGAGGGGAAAGAGGCGTATAAGCAAAAATATCCAGCAGACTTTAAGAAGTTCGAGAGCGAGCTATACGGATACGTTCATCCCACGAAGTATGATGTCTACAGCACAAGCACTGGTAAGCCTGTAGCAGTCTTCGATGACTATGCCTCGGCACAGGCTTGGAAGACAGCTCACCCAGACAAAGAACATCTGGGTGTTAGTGGTCACATGCCCAACCTTGGGACAGACCCGAACTTCCAGGACTTCACGACAGTTGCGGCGCCGAAGGGCGATCTAGACTTTGGTCCGGCACCTGATAAACTCGACGATGTCGAGCCAGTAAAGGACGGCTGGGGCACTATTGGAAAGACCAAGAGTGGTCAGGACTGGAAGAAGGCATATCCGAATACCGACCAAGCCTATATCGAGTCGATCGTTGATGTTGTAAACAAGTCTGCCTACGATCAGGAAGCCTTTGCAGATGTCTTTGCTAACGACCTAAATGGTCCAGACGCGTATGCGTTAGCGCAAGAGTATCCTGCTGAATACAAGAAGCTCAAGGATGCTCATACAGCGGAGCATGGGACCCCAGAGGCTCCGAAGGGCGCGCTTGATCCTGGTGAGTCAGGTCATTTCGATGTTGGGGAGGTAGTTGATAAGCTATTTGAATCTCCTGAGATGCAGAAGCCTATCAAAGTTGAGTCTCCTGAGGACAAAGCGCATTACGCTAAACACGGGACAAAGCCTGGCAAACACGAAGTCTATAACACTGCTAACGATAAGACAGTAGCACTGTTCGATACCGCTGAAGAGGCTAAAGACTGGATTAATAAGCAACCAAAGGGTAAGAGGGATTATCTCGACTACAGCGAGCACGACCCGACTAATACGAAAGCTCGGCATTTCCAAGACTTCTCAACTTCAGAGGCTGGCGTAAAGCTAAAAGAGGGAACGCCTAAGAAGGGTCCTGGTCCGAAGAAAACCAAAGAGGAACAAAAGGCTTATAATAAAGAGTATTGGGCCAAGTATAAGGAGAAGTTTAAGGCTGGAAGTGAGGAGTCGGTTGAGGAGTCGGTTGAAGAGTCGGTTGAAACATCAGAGAACATCATCGAGTCACTTAAGAAAGACCCAGAGCTCAAAAAGCTTTATGAGATGCACTCTGGAACGGAGCGCGGCTCTATCGAGAAGCATACAAAGGAAGTCCAAACGGAGTGGGCGAAACACATGCCCGACTACGAGCTAGATGAGATCTCAGAGCGCTTTGGTAGCGATGTAGATCTTCGTAGCTTGATGGACGTCTCCATTGCTCTGCACGATATCGGTAAGGGCAAGGCAATCGCGTCTGGCGCGGGAAAGAGTGCTCAGCATACTCATAGCATTCCGGTCATGCAGAGGGTTCTGAAGGAGAAGGGCTTTAAGAGTAGAGAGATTAACCTCGCTACAGAACTCTTCAATCACGATCTCTTAGGTCCTCTGGTCAGCGGTGAAGCTGCGAGTAAAGGTGGTGCAGACGTCGCGCGCGTTCTTAGCGAGAAGGCCAAAAAGGTCGGAATGAGCACTGAGGACTTCGTGAAGCTCCAGCTTGCGGTTTACCACGCTGACGCTTCCTCTTATCCTTACATTCAGAAGTTTATGACTAAAACAGGTGATAGGTGGACCTTTAGTGGTCACAAGCGACTTACAGAAGTCGAGGCTCTCCTGAAGGCTAAGGCTAAGAAATGACTATCCCGATGGACGAAGACGAGATCCTGCCGGACGAACTACGGCAGGGCCTTGACTCAATTATTCTGGACATCGACCATAGGGACCAGTTTGCGCGCGATCGCTTGATGCGTATCTACAAGCGGAACGAGTATTTCTGGGAAGGTCTCCAGAACATCTTTTTCTCTGAGATAGCTCACGACTGGCGTTACATCTCCCAGAACCCTGATGGGGAAGTGGTTGAAGATGACGCCAACTTAGAGAACAAGGTTGTCAATATCTACAAGGCGCACGGAGAGATTATCGTCGCGGCTATTTCGCAGTCTATTCCTGCGACTCGCTTCTTTCCAAATGACGCCGACGTATCTGCGGATATTTACACTGCTCAGTCGTTTAGCAGGATTGCCGAGCTAATCCGTAAGCATAACAAAGTTCCGTTCCTCTTCATGAAGGCGATTGGACTGCTTTATAATCAGGGAATTATCGCAGCTTATACGTATAACGATCAACATCCGAAGTATGGCGTCGATAGGATTCCGCATTTCAAAGAGGGCGTTCAGGAAACGCCAGTGTCCTATTGCCCAGACTGCGGAGAGAATCTAGCTGTTCAACCGATGAACAGCGAACTTCCGGTGCCGCCCCCCGCGCCCGAGGGGCTGCCCGTCCCTGAGGGTGAGGTCTCCCAAGCGGCACCGGAACTCCTGCCTCCCATTGACGAAGCGGAGCAAATACTTGGGACCCAGTCGGCTGCTGAAATGGAGTATCCCCAGGAGCCACCAGTAGAAGACCCGATGCTGCCGCCCGAGCCTCCGCCAGAGAATCTGATGGAGCCTCCGATAGAAGGTGGCACACTGTGTCCTAACTGCGGGTCGATGGTTCAGCCCATGCAGGACATGCAGACTGAGCCAACGCAGGAGTTCGACTACGAAGAAGTTGTGCCTAAGATGCGTCAGATCATCGAGTTGTATGGTGCAACTAACGTCCAAATCTTTCCAAGGGCGCGCACTCTTGAACAGTCAGGCTATCTGATTCTGAACTCCGAGCACGAAGTCGCCGAAATGCAGGAAAAGTTCCCTCGCATCGCGGATAAGATCGTGCCTACGGCAGACAGTGAAAGGTATGATCGATGGGCAAGGAGTCCGTCAATCGTGCAGAACGATGACGATGCAGATGTTTGCACCTGTCGACAGGTCTGGTTGCGCCCCTGGATGTTCAATAAGCTCGGAAAGAGCGACGACGAGAGGATGCTCGCCCTTAAGGAACAGTTCCCGAAGGGAATCCGAGCGGTCTACATTAACGATGTCCTGGCAGAAGTTAACGATGAGGACATGGATGAGTATTGGACCGTTTCGGTCGACCCTATTCTAGATCGAGTCCACGGGCAGCCGATGGCTAACGCTATTGTTCCTGTTCAAGAGATGACCAATGAACTATTCCAGCTTACTATTGAAACGATACGATACGGAATCCCAGAGACATTTGTTGACTCTTCTGTGCTCGATTTCCAGAAATACCGAGAGATGGAAGTCTCTCCTGGGTCTTTATATCCCGTTAAGGCTCCTGCTGGAGGGAACATTGGCGCAGCATTTTATACTAACAAAGCTGCCATGCTATCGCGGGAGCACAAAGAGTTTGCTGACGACCTACAGGTTGCTGGTCAGTTTGTGTTGGGAACAGTCCCGTCGGTCTACGGCGGTAACGCGCAAGGTGGTTCGGACACCGCTGCGGAATACAGCATGTCCAGAGCTCAGGCTCTGCAAAGGTTACAGATTATCTACAAGATGATTTCGTTCTTCTGGGCTGACATCGAGACCAAAGCGGTCAAGGGTTACGCCAAGAACATGAAAACAGACGAGAAACTGGTCAAATCACAGGGTAAGAATACCTTTGTGAACGTCTGGATTCGCAAGGCGGAGATGACGGGAGAGGTTGGAGAGGTCGAGCCAGAGCTTTCTGAGCAATTCCCTCTTGCTTGGAGTCAGAAGCGCGACGTAATTATGCGCCTCCTTGAACTGAACAACGAAGCTCTCAATGAGGCGATGTTCCATCCTGAGAATCGACACGTAATAGCTGATCTCGTAGGCGTGCCAGAAATCACGGTTCCTGGTAATTCGGATAGGACTAAGCAGCTTTACGAGATTTACGAGATGCTCTCGGGCCAGCCCCAGCCTATGGGAATCAATCCCGTAGACGGGACTCCTATCCTACAGCCTTCGATTCCTGCTGAGGAAGACGTGGACGACCACGGAGTCCATATTGCAGTGATCAAGGAATGGTGTGTTTCAGAGATTGGGATGGATCAAAAGCAGACCAATCCTGGTGGCTACATGAACGTCGTAGCGCATCTTCAGATGCACACAGGGTTGGAGCAGAAAGAGCAGATGGAGCAGATGATGATGGGCGCGCCACCTCCGGGTGGTCCGCCTGAGTCAACCTCGGGTGGTAAAGGCTCTCCACCTAAGGCAAAGGATACAGAGTCAATTCCAGCACCTAGAGGAGTTCAGAATGTTCCTTAAATGGTTTCAGATTTTTTATGATGACTCAGATGCGTTGGGTGGTCCCACCGGGTCGGGCCAGTCCGATCTGGACATCTTGAATGCTCCAGATGAGCCTACTGAGGAAGCAGAAACTGCCGAAGAAACAGAGCCAGATGAGGTCTCATTTGAAGAACCGATCGAAGAAGGCTCTGATGCAGACGAACCTGAAGAGGGCAAGAAGCCGGCTGCAAAGACTCCAGCTGAGGATACAGAGGATACAGAGGTCCCAGCAGGCCAACTCCGGTTTAAGGATATTAAGACCAAGTATCCGACCGTCTTCAAAGACTTTCCGCAGCTTGCTACGGCAATTCGCAACGACCGCGCGTATAGCGAGATTTTCACGAGTCCGGATGATGCAAGAGACGCAGTCAAAGTAGCGTCCTACTTCAACCAGCTCGAAACCAATATCATGAGCGGCTCTGCGAAAGAGCTGATTAATGATATTGAAAAGAGCAATCCAGAGGCGATGAAGCGCGTCGCCAAGGACTTCCTTCCGACTATTCGTAACAAGTCGATGGAACTCTTTGCTGAGATTACTCTACCAGTAGTCAACGACGTGCTTCGCAGTGCGATGCGTGATGCAGAAGGCTCCGAGAACGTGAACCTTCGGAACGCTGCGCTGCACATTGCCAAGTATCTCTACGGTAAGCCAGAGATTCCGAATCTCGAAGAGAAGCCTGCGGTCAATCCTGAAGAGCAGAAGCTTCAGCAGCAGCGTCAGGCGTTCTGGCAGGAGAAGGCTCAGGACTTCAGTAATGAGTGCTTCTCGAACGGTCGGGAAGAGACCCTCGCGGAAATCGCTAGAGGGATTGATAATGACAAATCCATCTCCCCGTTTCTTAAAACTACTCTGAAAGATAAGATTTTCACTGAGGTGGACAGCCTTCTTGGTAAGGACGTGCGCCACCTCAAACAGATGAATGCTTTGTGGCGCAGAGCTGAGTCGAGTGGCTTCCCGAAAGAGGCACGCAGAGAGATTATTGACGCCTATCTGCGAGGCGCTAAAGCCTTGATTCCGGCAGTTCGACAGAAGTTTCGCGCAGAGGCAGGACTACAACCAGCTCAAGGTAAACAAGCAACGACTCAGAAAGCGCGCACTAACATTCCGCAGTCAGGTCGTCAAGCCTCAGGTCAGGCCGCAAAGGTCCCGTCGGCCCGGGATGTGAACTGGGGAAAGACTTCCGACCTCGACTTCCTGAATGGAAAGTATACGCCTAAGAGAAGGGCTTAGACAGGACGAATTACTATGGCAATGGACGAAACTCAGGTAGCGGCCACTGAGTTGGAGAATGTCCGGAAGAAGATTCCGGTCCTCTTCGATAAGGAGGACACCTTCTACTCGCAGATCGAGAAGGGGGAGGTCGAACAGATTTCCAATCGGGACATGAGAATCCCTCTGGAAATCAGGCCTGGTGGGCGCTTCGGACACTTCGACCCGGCTGGCGGAGACCTGGGACGCGGTGAGGGACCGACCTACGAAAAGGCGGTCATCAACACCGTGCATCTTCGGCACGCGATTGAATGGCACAAGAAGACCGAGTGGTCGACGGATTCCCAGAGGAAGGCTGTCGTCCAGGCGGTCAAGAAGCTGCTCGCCTCTGGCATGACGGAGTTCCGTCGCGCGGTTGACGCTCTGGCAGTTTCCTCGGACGGGACCGGCACGCTCGGTGTCGTTTCGGGCTACACCACCGCTGGCGGCAAGGACACGCTGACGTGCGCGTCGGACGGCTACGGCGTGCGCTTGATGCGTCATGGTCAGATGGTGTCGCTCTACGACGCCACGCTGGCTACTCGTAAGCCCTTCGCTGGGTCAGCTACGCTCAACGGCGAGGCTCCGATCACTCTGCTCGACTTGCAGAACAAGTTGGTCACAGTCAACGGAGCGGCAACGACTCCGGTCGTAGGTGACAAGTTGGTGGTCTCCGGTTTGACGAGCACACCTCCTGTGTCGCTCTACGGTGTGCCCTATCACGTGTCGAATGCTTCCACTGGGAGCTGGCTGGGACTTGATCGTGCGCTGTTCCCCGAGATTCGGTCGAACCGAGTCAATGCGAATGGCACGTCGCTGGCGCTTTCGTATGCCAGGGTAGCCCTCAACAAGCTGGGTGACCGCTTCGGTCAGGACCACAGCTTCCGCCCGACTGCCTGGATGCATCCCGCACAGGTTCAAGCATACGAAGAACTCGGTCAGCTCATGATGACGATCGAGAAAACCCCCGGTAAGCAGAGCCTCGATCTCTACTTCGGGGACGGAGACAACTTCAAGATCGCTGGTGTCCCGATTCGCAAGCACTTCTCGTGGGACAAGCGACGCATTGACTTCCTCGTGATGGACACTTGGGGGCGCGCCGAGATGCATCCGGCGGGTTTCTACGAGGTCGATGATCGTAAGATCTTCGAAATCAGAGGTGCATCTGGAGGCGTCGCCACTTCGCAGATCTTCTACACGGTCGCCTCCTTCAACATCTACAACTCGAATCCAGCGGCTTCGAGCTACATCGACAACCTCGCGGTTCCCGCGGGCTACTAGGGGAGTTGGGTGACTACGACCGTGTTAGTATCAGGTTCTAGAGCCTAGTTACTACCAACTGTAGTCACCCAGCAATTTATGGATCATTTACAGCTAGATAGAATCAACGAGGCGCTCAAGAACAAATGGGGTGGCCGACCTCTATTTCGGGTCGTCTACTCCGACACCCAGCTAGAGCATCGTGAGCGCGGCGGTGAGGTTTTACTACTCAGAAAGTATCCTTTTTTCCGTCATTGCTATATTTTGGAGAGGGATGTCATAGAACAAGGCAAGCCTCCGGAACTCAAGACTTGGAATGGTTATGAGATCATCTGGCCGTTCCAGAAGCCGAATAGTGACGAACCGATAGACCCTAGCATAGCGGTCTGCATGTTCATCACAGAGTCGATAATGAATGGGGTCAAGAGGACTCTACAAGATCATTACGATGAAGATAAGAAAGAGTTTGATCGAGAAGTTCTAGAAGCCTACGATATTCTAGAGAACGAGTCTCCTTATATGGCAACGATGCTCAAGAACAGAGAAGCCATCGTTGTGCCAGACATGAAAAAGGATAGTGATGCCTAAGGACTTTGGGTCAGCAGCAACTCTTGTTTCCCTCTTTCCACTTCCGGTGCATGAGACGAAGCCTCTTATTCCAAGCATCTATCAGGTTCCAGCTTCAAGAGCTGAGAGCGCGCCTGAGATTCTGGTTATCAAGGAAGGACTATTCCACGTCTATCTAGATGAGTTCCGTGGAATGATGACGATCAAGACTCCTGCTATTACGATAGCTGAGTCGGTCGTGCGCGACTTCATGGATAGCCAATACATGGCTGAGGACCGAGCGCGCCCTGCACTCTGGCATCTCCCAGGAGAGTGGACCATCTTTGAGGTGCTCAACGATAAAGAGCAGCAAGCTCGCATGAAGGATGAGAACATCATCCAGACCGAGTGGTTCAAGCGCCTTATCCTGGTAGCTGATGACGAGTGGAGTAAGTTCCATCAGCATCGAATGATCACGGAAGTTCAGAAGATCGCAGCTGCGAGATTGAGACTCACGAGAGAGTGGGCCTTCGAATATCAGCCAGAGAACAACGTCGATTGCCCTGGCTGTGGGACTCTGATTAACAAGAAAGTTGCAGTTTGCCGAGACTGCGGCTGTATTATTAACAAAGAGATTTACGATAAGCTGCACTTTACGGGTGAAATTCGACACACTAAGGTAGGTTAAGATGCTCGCCTCTGAGGTCATGGACGAAGCAGCATCCCTGATGAACGACACAGGGAAGCTGACCTGGGGATACCCACAGCTTCTACCCTATCTGCAACGTGCGTATAGGACGCTAGAGCTGAATCTCTTTCTGAATGGTGTCCGCAGCCTTAAGGAGGTGTCACTAGTCATCCCGGTGCCTGCGAATGGCGAGATTGCATTGCCACAGGACTTCGTCCAACCCATTGCGATGGGGGAGCGCGCGCAAGGATCAAACGATACCTACGTTACAGTCACGGAGTCTGAGTGGGATAAGAAGTTTGAGTCAGATGCTATTCGTTTCTGGAACTTCCGAGAGGATCAACTAAAGATCAATAGTCCTAAGACTAATCGAGAAGTTGTCCTTCGGTATAGGAAAGGTCTAGCATCTATCAGCGGAGAGAATTCTAACATTAGCATTCTTCTGTCAAAGCCTTATCTATCAGCAAAGACAGCAGCAAACGCTTCAGCATTCGGAGCAGCTAACGCGGAGAGGGCAGGCGTCCTGAATGCTGAGGCAAATGACTGTCTGAATATGTTGATTAATGCTGAGATACGGAACCAGCAAGGTAATAGGTTCCGGCGTAAACCCTACGGTTACAGTCGGCGTGCGCGCCAGGGATTCTAGTCCAATCCTTGGTTTGCCCACAGGAGGACACATGGCAATTACATTCACGGAGAAGGCCAAGATTCCAGCATTCCGGACGTTCCGACAGATTGGAACCCTGACCTTCACTGGTAACTATGTCACAGGCGGAGAAGTTCCAGTAGGCATCGTCAGAGTCTGGACCTCGAAGCTCCCGTGGGGAGCGAATTTCTGGAACAAAGGGCCGCACACCTTCCGATACGACCCAACAACTGGAAAGGTGCTGGTCTACCTCGGTGGTGCTGAAGTCGCTGCTGGAGCGTATCCCGCAGGTGTGACCGGCGATGTTGTGACGATGGATATTGAATATCCGAAGTTGGGTTGAGATGATTGAGAACCACGTTCCAATTCCCATCACAGAGTTTGCTGGGCTATTTGACCGTGGTCCTGATGAATCTGTTCCTCTGAATCATTTTAAGGTAGCAACAAACCTTAAATTCAGGGTAACGAGCTTCAGGTCGAGGGACGGCTCTGTTCTTAGTAATACGTGCGGAGCCGTCCTTCGTTTCCACGTCTATAAGATTACAGGTCAGGCGTCACGTCTTTTGATCCTTCTAGCTGGTGGAAATCTGTATGATTCCACCAATATGACATTTCCTATTCTTAGCATTCCTGCTATGACAGACTTCTCGATGGAAGTCTTTTTCGAGCGCGCCTACATAACTCCACATAACGGAGTAACTGGTTTACCTGGTCAATTCATCTATTACTATACAGGCTCCGGGTCTGCAAAGATTGCAGGAGGCGACGCTGTCCCTGCTTCTCCGGGCATGACCGCAGTTGAGACTGTCCCAGGAAACTTCGATCGAGGTATCCATTTATTTGCTGTTGGCTTCGAGACTGTGACGGGATTCGTTACACAGTTTGGAGCGTTTACCGCAATTGTCAATGAGGATAAAGGCGGAAAGAAGGTTCTACTCTCAAACATTCCTGTGGGTCCTATTGGGACGGTAGCAAGGGTTTTGTTCGCGACAAAGGACGTTTCCGACCTTGTAAACTATCCCGAGTATCATTGGAGTCTAGACTATGCTAATCAAGAGTGGTTTAGTCACGCCCTCGGACGCATCCCAGATAACACCACAACAACTAAAGAAGTGTCGTTCTTCGATGCTGACCTCGTCGATCAAGCAGACTATATCCTTGAGCAGCTACCCACTATCCCTGCCGGAGTTGGGATTACCTCGTATCAAGGAAGCATGGTTGTCTGGGGAGAGGATGCAAACCAGTCGACCGTCAGAATTTCCAAAGCCGGAGAACCTGAATCCTTCAACGCAGTAGAGGGGTTCTTACAGGTCGAACCCTCTAATGGTGGAGGAGTTCGAAATTGTGTCGAGTTTAGGTCGACTCTTTATATTTTTAAGGCTCAACGATGCTACGGGACGCAAGCACTGACGGACAAGGATGCAGTCTTTTGGACTGTGCCACTCCTCGACGGTTCAGCTGGAACAGAATGCCACGGAGTTGGGAAGATATTCGAGCGCAACTCGAATACTGTCGACAAGTATTTTATAGCATCACGACGTGGATTGCTGCTTTTTACGGGGGTTTTCCAAGAGGATTTGACTTGGAAGATTAACGATATCTGGCAGCGAATCACTAAAGAGCATTTCAACAAAATCCAGGTAGCTATCGACGCAGACAATCAGTTTGTCTACGTATCGCTACCTATAGATGGATCAACGAGAACTAACATCATTCTATTCGGAGACTACACAAACGGGCTAGACTCTGAGAAGATCAAGTGGTCTATCTGGACCTTCCCGCACAATCCAGTCTCTATCGGGCTGGACGTAGATGATGTCTCAAAAGAGATTATCTTCCGATTTGCGCGTGAGGACCAGAACATTTATCGTATCAGCCCGGGAACGCATAACGATTACGGACTAGCGTTTCCTACAGTATGGGAAACTGGTCAGACTCCAACGGATTCAAAGGGAGAAGTATTCCATCATGGTGGAGCGCGCCTGAGAGTCTACGGTCGAGGGAACCTGACGCTTACAGTCTCGACACTAGACTCTGGAGTCGTGCAGTATCTCCCTGCGATTCCTCTAAATGAAACCCCTGGAGTCTATCCGTTTAGATCGTATAACATACAGAGTGAGAAGATTACTCTGAGAGGTTCAGTCGCTAACATTGACGAATACTTTGTAATCACCAAAATCTGGGTCTTTGTTCGTCAGCTTTGGCTCACTAGACCTCAATGACTGTTCAGCGCGACTCTCGTATCGACTCACTAGGCAACGATGACCGTTCGGTTCTCGTTCTCAAGGAGATACTCCGTGATGTTAGCTTAAACCTTAGCGAACTGACAGAAAAGCTAGGACCTGTTTTAAAGAAAGTTTCCATCCCTACGGGTGGTCAAGGTGTCGGTGCGGCTCCTGCGCCACCGTATTTCATGGGCGCGGTTCTTCCTCTGTCTATTGGGTTAACCTGGGGCGTTCCGACACCCGCAGGCCATCTCTATGAGATTCGTAGAAGCACTGAGTTAGAGTGGGATACAGCGTCGTTCGTCACGCGCACGCCTTCGTTTAACGCTACGCTTCCTCCTCTGACAGCGGGGACTTATAACTTTCTTATCAAAACGATTGATACGCTCGGGAACTACTCACCGGAGTTTGATTACGTTACTCTCACGGTAGTCGTTCCCAATGCGCCTCTTGTAACAGCAACGGTTATTGATAACAACGTCCTTCTCTACTGGACTATTCCTTTTACTAGCCATCAGGTCGATCGTTACAATCTGTATAAGGATGGTAACAAGTTCGGGGTCAGCTCGGGCACGTTTACTCCGATATTTGAGACTCTTGCAGGCACCTATACATACAGCGTAGAAGCTATCGACGTTGCTGGCAATGTAGGCAATAAAGGTAGCGTAACGACTTCGGTCCATACACCACCAGACTTCGAGCTTGAGGATCAGAGACTTAGCGACCTCAATGGACAGCGACATAACGTAGAGCGACTTCCTACGACTCCTAGTCTATTAGCTTGCGTATCTGGTTATCCAACCTGGGATGAGCATTTCCGACTCAATGCTTGGAATACAATACAGGAGCAGATCAACGCCGGCTATCCAATCTACTCTCAGCCGACTGAGGTGACAGGCTGGTATGACGAAGTCATTGACTATATAACAGAGGTTAACAATACAATCGTTACGATTAACTATCAACTTGTTGAGCATATTCCTACAGTTAGTATGGTTATCTCGTTGGCTTACTCAACAGATAATATTAACTTCAGTCCTCTTGTTGTTGGAAACTCACAGTTTATCCCGAAGTTTCGTTATCTAAGAATGCACTTGGATTTTACTGCATCAGATAACAAAGCACTCGCTGAGTTCTCACTTATTCAAGTTACTTTGGACGTCAAGAGAGAACTTGACTCGGGTAACATTCTAGCAGAGAAAGAGCATGATGGGCAGGGTGGCAGACCAAATGGAACACCGGTCCTATTCAATAAAGAGTTCAAAGACATCGACTCGATAACTGCTACGGCAGATGCTATCGAACCGATTGACGTCATCTACGATTTTACAGACGTGCCGAACCCAAAAGGATTCAGCGTCTTTGCTCTGGATACAACGGGAAATAGGGTCACGTATCCTATCTCTTGGAAGGCTCGGGGAATCGTCTAGTGTGGAAACGCTGGAATCAGAACTCACACGTTTGGGAGAGGAGTGTCGATAACGGTCTGAATTGGACTCCGCTTCCGATGAACGCGGCTGTGATGAATGAGGGAACTCTCCCAGCCGGACGTTTTCCTGTGTGGACTGATGTTCCATTCAACATAGCAAATTTTTGGGGAGCATTGACCTGGGTCATCCCAGGCACAGGAAATATCCCAGTTAATAGATACGTGGTATTTGGTAAGGTCATGCATTGGGCTATTAACGTCAATGCGTTCGACCTTACTGGTGGTCCGGGCATAATCAGCATCACGATACCTGGTGGATTTCGTGTTGCATCCGCGGGTTCGATTGGGATGTTTACTTACTACAATGGTGCTGGCTGGTTGTCGGGTTCAGTGGATGTGGGGGCAGGTGCTACTAATATTAGTCTCACTCCACTCCCATCATTTCAGTGGGTCGCAGCGAACGGTAATTATCTCTGGATTAACGTAACTCTTCCGGTGCAATGATGGATATAAATATTGAAGAAATTTACATGATAATTGGTGAGCTTGAGGTTGTGAGAAGAAAGCTCAATATGCAGGTCCAGGAACTCCAAAAACAGGTCGAAGAATTAAAGGCAGAAAATGGCAGACTGGGCAAATCCGACAATCACGAGTAACTACGTCACGTTTGTTGACGAGGTCAAGAATCGTGATCTAGATGCTATGTCTCTCATGGGGTATGGAGTTCCTACAAATCCACCCTATGCAGCTATCAATCTAGTCCGAAGTCCTGTCAAGTTTCAGGAGTATCGTGGCTCCCCTACTGGATTTGTTGACCTGGTTCTGTCTCCTGCTGGTGGTGGCACAGGAGTGACAAATCTCGCAGCTATTGTCCCAGCACTCGGACTAGGCTCGATGGCGTATCAGAACGCCAATGCTGTCAATATCACGGGTGGTGCTATTAGTGGTATTACCCTCAGCAGTAGCACCCTCATAAATACTGTAATGGGTGGTAATGCTCGATTTCAAGGAACAGGATTTACCTTCGAGTATTATCAAGGCTATACACCGATTAATGTCCTTGGTGGCCCAAACGTTTGGTCGCAATTTATTACTGGACATAATACTCCTAACCAATCACTTGGTTTACTTATAACTGCTGGAACATCGAAAACAGATAACGCTGTTATGGTCCGTAATGTAGACGCTTCAAAATATGGATTCTTTATACGAGGAGACATGGGTGTTCTCTGTAGTATTGGTCTTGTAATTCCAGTTGGTCAGAACGCTTTCGTGCCTTCATAATGGCTAAGACGCCTGGCTCTATCTGGATTCACGGCGAGTTTTTTCACTACATCGACCAGAATGGTATCGAGTGGAGATGCGCTGGAGTCTTTCTAACTGACTTTGTAGCAGGTCAGTGCGCGCCAGGATCTATTTGGATTGACACAGACCAGTTCCGCTATGCTAATCAGAGCGGAACTAAGATGTATACCTTACAGAGAGTCGGACCTGCATCTGTCCCTGCTGCGCAAGGATCTATTTGGGTAGACCAGCAATTCTTTCTTTGGCAAAGTGCTGGAGGAGCTGGCAGGTATTACGCGCACGGAGATATTGCTCATCAGGATGGCGGTGGCGGAGCTACTCACGTAGATACGCCCCATCAGGACTCAGGGCATGGGGATGCTCATACGGATGCTACGCATGGGGACCAACATAGCGATGCTCCGCATGATGACTATCACAATGACTCGCACTCCGATACGCCACATACAGACGGTGCTCACGGCGATCAGCCGATGTATCAAGAGCATTATGATATGTTTTTCGAGGGTGGTCATCAGGATGGCTGGATCACCTTCAATGATGCATCATCGCCACCTAACAATATTCACTATGATAACAACCCCGGTGGTGGAGGTGGCTACTCGCATAGCGACAGTCATACCGATACCCCGCATGGGGACTCAGCACATGGCGACGTAGGCCATAGCGATCAACATACGGACTCAGCTCATGGAGATTCTGGACACTCAGATACGCATACAGATGGCACGCATGGAGATACGCACTCAGATTCTCCTGCTGTGAATCAACCACATCAGGACCACTCGGATGCTTTACACGCAGATATAGCACATACTGACGATCCGACGTATATTGGACCATGACTATAGAGTATCTACCAGTAGGTATCGCCTGCAATCTGTCCTGCAGCTATTGCTACCAAGACCCGATGAGAGATGCAGGAAACATCAATGTCCCTCGCGATTGGGAGCGCGTCCAAACACAGCTGACCAGTCAGTTCACTGTTTTCGGAGGCGAGCCCCTATTAGCTCCTATTGAGCATCTAGAGGAAGTCTGGAAGTTTGGTCTAGAGAAATACGGTAGTAACGGGATACAGACCAATGGCACTCTCATTACTCCTCAACATGTCGAGCTTTTCAGGAAGTATCGAGTCCAGGTTGGCATATCTGTTGACGGACCCGGCTACCTTAATTCTTTACGGGTCTGTGGGGATGATACTCTTACTGCAACTACTCAAACTCTGTCAGCGATTGAAACCCTTTGCACAGAAGGACTTACACCGTCCCTGATTATTACTATCCACAAACGGAACGGTATCGAGTGGCGCTTCGTAGAGTTACTAACTTGGCTCGACAGTCTAGAACGGATGGGGATTAAGCACGTCAATATTCATAATCTTGAAATCGAAGAGGGCCGAGAGCATCTCTGCTTAACAGAGGCAGAAACGATCAAAGCCTTTACTGGTCTCTATCTATGGTCTAAGACATCGAAGATGACTATCCAACCTTTCGATGACATCAAGAAGCTGCTCACAGAGAGGAATCCAAATGTATCTTGTATATGGAATCATTGCGATCCTTCTACTACTGCTGCTGTTCAAGGTGTTTCACCAGATGGATCAAAGTCCAACTGTGGACGAACAAATAAGGATGGCGTTAACTGGGTCAAGGCGGACACGCCTGGGTTCGAAAGATATCTTCTCCTACGCCAGACGCCGCAAGCTGTTGGAGGATGCGCCGGATGCAAATATTTCGTATTCTGTAAAGGACAGTGTCCTGGCACGGCGATTGATGGAGACTGGAGAAATCGAACCCGGGATTGTAGAACCTGGTATACGCTCTTCGAGAGAATCGAGACCGACCAGAAAGGCGCGGTCTTATCTGAGCTAGCAAAGACTGAGATTGAGGGTGCATATCTTCGAGTCTGGACCGGCGAGCAAGGTCATCATCAGGATACTCCTCATGGTGATATTGCTCATGGTGACTCTCATGGAGATAGTCCTCACGGAGATGCCCATGCCGACTCCTCAATGGTATTTGAAGGCGGCATTCCAGGAGTAATTTTAGATGGACCGCCTCCCATTTTCACTTCCTGAGTTCACTCGAATCGTCTGGGCCTCGGAGCGCGCCAGGGAAACCTGGCAACCCAGATTGCAGGCTATTGGGACAGTCTGGCCGATTATAGAGCGGCTCACTGTTACAGCTGGACTTCGACCGGGAGTGCTACAGTCTATTACGCCTGATCAACTTATCACCTTCCAGCAATGGTGTATTGACCACGAGGAAGAATACGTTATTCTCGCGCAAGAGGGAATG